CTTCTTTCTTCAATGCACCAGACTTTTCAAGCATATCAGTTAAGCCACTATAAGGACTCATACCTGTTTCGTATGGAATCTTAACTTGAATACTTTCAAAAGGTTTCGCATAGCGAGTTTTCATAATCTTACAAGCAGCACGAATACCATTTACTTCAGCAACCTTGTTACCATCTTCATCCTCTTTGAGTTTGAGTTTCTTCATAGCAACTACAATACTACTTGCGTAAACAAATCCTTGACCACCACTGATTTTATCATCTGGATCAAACATATCTTGTGAAGCATATGTGTGATTAGTAGCAACCAATCCTACATTGTGACTACCAAACATATTAACACAGTTACGAACAAGTGCTGTTAGTGCTTTAGGCTTACGACCCATATCACCTTTCATATCACCTGCTTCAAACTGATTTACGTCAGTTGGAGTCAATAGCATACCAAGACTGTCAATAACAAACAATACTTTTGGTTTATCATCTTCTGCCATTACTTTATATGACTTCATAAATTCTGATATAGTCTTACCCACATCATCAATCATAGCCATGTTTAGTTTAAGCAATTTAGTTTCGCTTGTATCTACACCTAATGCGTGTAGCCATTTTTCATCTAATGCATTTTCGCTATCAATTAATACAACATAAATGCCTTGTTGTTGTGCGTGTCGGACGAGATTTCCGGAACAGATGAAACTTTTTCCTGATCCACTCTCTCCGGCAAAGACAGTAACCTTTCCAAGAGGAACGCCTTTATTAAAATCACCGCTAATGAGATAATTGAGCCCATAATTTCCTGTACTGATCCAATCTGTTGGATCGTTATATCCTATACTAAGTCCCTCAATACTTTTTGTAATTTCTTTGCGGAACTTGCTAACATCAAATGGTTTTGCCATTGATAATCTCTCTTTCTTTGTTATCTGTTGTATGTACCGTTATTGTATACACTAAACGGTTGTTTATCAAGTAAATCGGGACACTGGTCTGCCATTCTATCCAATTCATAATCACTTGGATAATGTCTTAGTGCTCCTCTTGCCCTGTCTCTAACTAGACTAGGTACACGCGGTGTACGACCAGGATCACACAATTCCTCTAATAATTTTTTACCTTGCTTTAAGGCACGATATCTTTCGTCTGGTAATGTCATAGTGTTCTCCTAAGATAGGGGCCGTGGCCCCTATATAGTTTTAAGCAGATTTTTGTCTAGCACGAATCATTGCTAGAATGTCTTGTGCTTTATCACTTGAAGGTGCTGCTGTAGGAACTACAACTGGACTAGTGAAAGATGCTTCTGCTGCCGCAACATCATCTTCCCAAGCGGGTAGACCTGCGGGTGCTGCTGGAGCAGTGCGAGTTGGTAATGGTGCCGATTCAATTGTTGCTCCACCTGCTGGAGCATCTAAGCCCCATGGACGATAGTAGTTACCCCAACGTTCGTTGTCGTATGGTTGACCATCTACCGATGCTTCAAACATTTCTTTCAAAATGCGTAGTTCAGCTTCGCCTGGCTTCTTGGGCAAGAAGTCAGTTAGATTGAATAATCCATGCGCTTCAATTGCTGCTTGTTCAGCATCAGTCAATGCTGTTTCTCTACGTGCCCAATTACTTGTACTGTAATCAGCATATCCACCTTTGCTAGATTTCTTAATGTTAAAATCAAGACCACGTGTATAGTCTGTAGGCAATTCCATGATTTCGGGATCTAGTAATCCACTCTTAACGATTGGGATAATTTGTGGACTGATAACAAATCTACGAATTGGGTTTGCTGGTGTTTTGTCATCACCAAGTGGGTTTTGACGCACAAAGCCTTGGAAGATATAACTACGCTTCTTCCAATACTTGTTAGCCATTTCTTTCAATGTTTCATCTTTGTACCAAGGACGAACTTCAGCCAAGATAGGGCAGGTAGAACCATCGTTATACATTTCTACGCAGGGTACTTGTACTACGATTTGTTTTACATTGCTATCACCTTTAACTCCGTTGAATGGAAGTTTGATGATTTGTTTTTCTACCCAGAAGAATTCGTTTTTTGTGTCACCGTCGGGCAAGAAACGAATACTAGCAGTAGTGCCTTCGTCCATGTTCCAGTGGGGGTAGATAGAATTATCTGATTGGGTGTTAGAACCCTTTGTATTTGATTTTGTGTCTTGCGCTGCAATACGTGCGCGGATTTCTGCCAATGATGCCATAATAATATTCCTTATAAATTGAGATGGTCTCGTTTTTTAATTCGCTACTTCACTATGAAGTAACTAACACGATGAGTAAGTATATCATTACTTTCTCAAACTGTCAATGTATTTATGCCTGTTATGGCAAACCTCACCTTTTAAGTGAGGTTTTTGATAAGCAATTTACCCTTATCTTCTGTGATTCATTATTGTTAAGATACGTGCCAATTCATCTTGACCCTCACTAACTTCTTTCTTATCATCTTTTGGAATGGCATTTTTTGCTAAATGCTTTGCCCTAGAATGACCGCCGTGTTCAGAACCATCACTACCTTTAGTATCTTTTGGCTTCTTATCATCCTTATCTTCTTCATCCTCATCTTCCCAAGGTGCTGCTTCATGTAATGTATTACCAAGATCGGTATCTTTCATACTTGGTTCATGCTTTGGCTTTTCTAATCTCTTTAACATCTTTGATATTTTGTCATGGATGTTGCCAATCTTATCTTCTGGTTCAAAGTCATGTTCAAATTCATTAGCGCCAGGATTGCGACCACGCATAGCATGTTGAGTATGTTCACCTTCACTAGTAACTGCTTGGTCAACTTGGTTTATAAAGTTTTCATTAGTCGCACCTTGTGATTGTTCCCATTGGTCATATACTGTTTCATAGGCATCATATAATATATCCACTTCATCTTGGTTAATATCATACATGTCATATACTTCGTCTTCCAGATCAGGGAATTCACCAATAGCCGACATTACTTGGTCGACTGAATCTTTAAATCTATTATTTCTAACTCCGTATTTTGCTATATTATACCAAGCTGTTTTGATAGGATCACCATAGTGACCAACCTTTGCCCAGTTGCCTACTTCTCGTAGACCCAAGTCGATTGGTGGATTTTCACCGGCCATTCTTTCATTGTATGCGGCCAATCTTGCAACTTGTTCTTCGTGCGAATCTTCCGCCACAGCTTGATCTACATCGTGTATGTTCATAGTTATCATATCACCGTTTGATGTTTTTACTGTGACAATGTTGCCATCTACTTTTTCAACTGTTCCTTGAGATACCTTCATGCCTGGCTGAATATCAGGATTGCCGTCGCCTTCTGCCACACCTTTTTCTTTCTGACGTTGCTCTAATTCTTTACCGTATGCTTGTACTTTCTCGCGGAAGCTTTTTTCTTGTTTTGGGGTAGGTCCGCCTTTGTGTGAGGATTTAACAGCATCATATTGACCAGTGTCTACTTCTTCTGCTACCTTGTTACCTCTCATATCATAATCTTGAGCCTTCTTTTCTTGTCTATTTTTATACCAATTGGCAGCTTTTGTAATACCTTTACCAATTGTAGCACCAATTGCTGCTCCGCCTGCTGCTGCAAGAGGGCCGGCCATTGGGTGCGATGCTAACTGATTTAGTGTATCGTAATCAATAATCTCATCTACTTCTTTTGCCGGTGTTGCAGGTAATTTTTGATTACCTCGAGGATCGTTTCTAAATCTTTGTAAAGAAGCACCTGTATTGATAGCTTCTTCCATACCTTCAGAAGGAATGGACTCTTTCCTATAATCAGGTTGTACTGTTAGCGGACCCACTGATTGTTGAAGTTGTTTAATCACTTCTTTAGGAGATATACTGTTTTGCATTGCAAGATTTTTAACGTATGCTGTAAAATCAGGTTCTCTTTGATATGCTATAAGAATGTCCTCAGGTGTGACACTCCCCGGGCGGTCAAAGGCAATAGGTGTTTGATCTTTTTTACCAAACATATTCTTAATACTATCAAGTACACCTTCATCCATTTTGCTTTCAGGGATACCACCTGGATTATTACTTGTTAGACTTTCTTCTTCAACTAAACTATCAGCCCACTCTGCTAACTTGTTCATTTCTTTATCAACTATTGATTCAGAAACTTTTTTATGTATTCTGTTTAATATTGGCATTACACTTTCAATGCGTGGGTCTAATGTCTCTTGCACAAACAATTCATTTAGATTGTTTTCTTCAGTTCCATCTTCCATCAATGATGGTGTCCAACTTTCAAAGTAACTATTGTAACCACGCTTGCCAGTCATACGGCTCAATGATTCACGCAAACTTTGATAATGTGCAATGCCTTCATTAACTAATGATTGTGCTGATTCATTGAATTGCCCATTGCGTGTAGCACGAACAAATCCAGCCATCTTACTGTATTCTTCACAAAGACTATGTACATGGTTCCAACGGTCGTCATTGACTTTACCACCTTCAGCAATATGTCTAGCATAGACACGGGCAATACCTGGCTTCTTAGTGTCAAGTAAATAGCGTTCACCGTCTTGATTCTCTAAAAAAATTCTATTGATGTTACGATAGCGTTGTTCACCTTCTTCAATAACGCGGCTATGCTCAATAACAATCTTTACGCTAGGCACAGCATCACTGTAACTGCGACTCTTGCCCATTGGGTAGTAACCCTCTGCTATTTTATCTTTGTTTCTCATATGGTTCCTTCTTGCCATGTCATCACCCACACGGTCTTTGTTTTGTGTTTTAAATCCTCTTAAGCCCTTGGTCATTCTCCAAGCACTTAATTGATCATGTAATCCCCACCAAGTGTCATCATATCCCAATCCGGGTGTTTTATCACCGGGACTATCTGCTACATCATCGCCATAATATAAAGTTAATACACGTTCTTCATCTATAGTAACATAAACAGTACCGTAATCTTCTCCGTCTTTAGTGAATTCAAACTTAAAAACATCTGCTTCTTCGGGCACAGGGGTAACTTTACCCTCTGCATCTAATGGTTTTGATTTATATCTAGATAGTAATCTAAACAATTCGCGGTTTAAAGATTCTGAATTTGTTGGCATAATTGTATTTATCTTAAACTTAACTTAGTACGGCAAAGAAAGGTAGTGGTGCCACAAATTCTTCGTGGTCACGTACATAACTGTCTAATTCAAAGTGATATGACCCTAATTCCTGTATCATTCTTACATTTAATAAGCTGGCCATAATCAAATCGTCTGTATCCCCAATCTTAGCAGCATAACTACCCGCATGTGCTACAAATGCTTTCAATTCACTGATAAGACTACGACTATTTATAGTTAGTTTCTTGCTTTCTAGTAATGTCTTGAACTTGGCGCAAGCGGTTAATTTACTCTTATTTGTAGTGTTAAAACCCTTGCGCTTCTTACCCGGTTCACTAATAAATGTTCCGGGGATGTTATTCTCTCCATATTCATTTAGTGACACCAATGCTGCTTCCCCAATGCTGTTATTCTCTACACTATAATAAAGATTGTTTGGTTCACCCGTACATTCAACTATGTATTTGTTTATCTGTGCTATAAGTTTAATCTGTGTTGGGATATCAGTTTTATTGTGTTTCCATTCACCAACTTGTGTAACAGTATTTGCTTCAAAGATTTGTATTGCCGCTGGATCACTACCAGTACCAAGACTTGGGTCTAATGATACTGTATAGATACTGCCCTTTTTTGGCTTCTGATACCAGCGAACTTGTCCCATACGACTGACTGGCTCTATTCCTTGTAACATTAATAATGTATTAGGATTGATAAGTGTTTCATCAGCGATAATAAATTCACAACCAATCTCTCGGTTGAAACGATCCTCGCCAAGTTGTGCTTTCATTTCATCAGCCCACTTTTGATCTCGTCCTGGTTGTTCATGCCACTCTGCTCTATATGCTCTAAAGCCATTAACACCTAACTCAGTTGTGTTACCAAACTCATCTTCAGTTTTGTTAGCACCTTTCCAGATGAAGGCAAACTGATCCTCGTCACTGTTTGGTGTACTTGTGATAATAGCTTTACCACCAGTACTTAATGTTGGGGTAATAGCTGTCCAGAATTCTTTAGCGATACTTGGTCTAACGAATGCAAACTCATCTAGGTATAATAATGTAATACTCATACCACGACCTGTATTTTCAGTAGTTGTAGCACTAACAATACGACTACCATTCTCAAAATCTAATGAACCTTTGTTATATGTTGTTACACCTGCTTTGATATAGTCTGGACAGTTTTCATAAGCATAGCGAACACGCTGCATAATCTCTTGTGCGCCCGTGTACTTGTGTGCTGCAATAAGAATAGTACTGTCTGGTACAAACATAGCGTACCAGAGTAAGTAGCCAGCTGCACTAGTTGATTTACCTGACTGTCGGGGCATCAATGAAATTGAATAACGATAGTTATGATAAGTGTTAATTAATCTTTTTTGAAAGTCCCATGGATGATATACCATGCTACCTTTTGTGGGGTGTTGTATATAAAAGAAGTTATCCATGAAGTATAGATAACCTGTGTCTGGATCACAGCACTTTATAAAGTCCTGTAATTCCTTATCATTCTTAAATTTAGTCTTAGTATAGGGATCTTTAACTAGTGATGCCTGTCCTGTTTTCGTCATACTCATAATGAGTATTTATTACAAATTATTTGATATCTAATGGTCTTTGCTTGGTAGCAACGATACAGTAGAATTTTTCTCTTGCGGTGATTTTCTTTTCACTATCGTCCGGGTCAGGAAATTCTATATCAAACTCAAAGTTTTCAAACTTATCAATATTGAATCCAGTGCGTACAATTAGTGCGGCTAATTGATCTTGCCCCAAAATACTATAGTGATTTAGATTAGTTTCATGCCGTCTTTCACATCCTGGCTGCGGGACTTCAATATAAATCTTACCAAATTGTTTAAGAACACGATTGTATTCCATTAGACTAAAGATAGGATATGGACTATGCTCTAATGCGTGACGTAAGAATAAGAAATCTACACTTTCATCATAGTAACCTTCACTTTGTGGAAGAAAACTCAAATCATACTTTTTAATAGTATGTCCTTTATCCTCACATACTTTGATATCACCTGGACTTAATGTTACACCAGTTAAATCAGTATAACCACGTGACTTCATCTCATCTAAGAAATAGCCCGGGCCACATCCTAAATCTAATATTTTACTATCTTTTGAAAGATTTAATGGATCAATGTATTGTTTAACTACAGTTTCAGTTAGACCCCTGTGCATTTCGCTATCACCTTCGTCATATATATGTGCGGTGTATAGCCACTCGTTGTAAAATTTAAGTTTAATTAAATCTAGTGTTTGGTTAATATCAATAAGCATTCAGAATCCTGTAATTTGTTATAATTACTTATTCTAGGATTTGATACTCTGATTATTTTCTTTTGTAACCTTTAAAAGGCTTTGCTATACTTTGAACGTTTGTATCCGGTAATTCTGTGCTTTCATCATCCCCGTGATTCAAATCTACAATGTCACTACCCACTGCTTTATATGCTTGTTTGAGCATTTTTGATTCTATGTCGGTATATGGATGTGCTGTATTATAACGACCGCTCCACGTTTCCGCATCTATTTCTAACGGAGTAGTTCCGTCTGCGCTAGCAACAGCCATCATAATACGATTCAATTCATAGGTGCGGTCATATCCGCCCGGATCACGAAACTTATGTAATCCACGCATAGCGAAGGATTGGCGCTTGGTGGGTGTACCAATTGTGCGTTGTTCACTTAAAAATTCACTTGCTCTCATTTTGGATAACCTTTAAACGCTTTAACTGGACTAGTTTTATCTACACCCGGTGCTTCTTCACTTTTCTTAGTGCTGATTAATACTTTAGTACCAGGAACACCTGTTTCTTTCATAGCATATTCAATATCTTTTTCAATCTCACCGTCCATGTATGAACTTACAATCATATTCTCTCCCCATGGAGTTTCTTTTTCAAAGTTATAAGGTGGGATACTATCTTGTTCTCTTTCTAGTTGGCCACGGGCGCCAGCTAATGCTACCCCAAAACGATATTGTTTATAGAAATCACTGTTGGGTAATCCTGGAATAGTATAAGTACCCGGCATCGCTCTAGCAATATCAACCGACAGTGCAGCACGTTGTTCCGTTATGAATTCTTTTGCTCTCATACGGTGATTTGATTTTCAGTCTCTAAATTGAAATTGTTTTCTGTGTCAAGATCAGTATTGATAGAACCATCAACTTGAATAACTAGTCCGGGCACAGGAACACCGGTCCATGTAATTTGTGCCGATATAAAATGAAATATTGTTGTATCTACGATTGGATTAACTAATATGCGAACATTTGAAGAAACTATATCTATATCCATGTCATAGCCAGTTAATACATTACCATTAAACAATGTATTGTGTCCGTTCCATTTCAATCCACTACCGTCGTTGATTACAGAAACATTTAACGTGATGTTTTCAGTATCAGTAGATAATGTATCATTAGAATTAATTTGAAATATACCTTGTGTAAATGTTTCTACTGGGGCTTCAAATATAACTTGATCAGCAGTTAATCCAACAGAATAAGCACTTGAAGTAAAAAATCCTGTACTATATAACTGTGAGAAATTATTGTTAACTTTTTCAAAAGCTGTACGTAACGGATCGCCTTCCCCATCATTGGGTTGAGCACCTATATTGATTATTTCTTGTGTCATCTCTATATCCTAAACTATAGTGTATTTATCACTATTTAGGTATTAGTCAGAATTGACTTCTTCAAAAATCTTCTTCTGTTTATTATACCACTCAAGTACTGCTTCTAACTGTGCTGCACATTCATGTCTTGTACTGTAGTTTTTTGCTACAACTTCCATTAAATTGCTCAATGTAGTGGTTGTACCCTCAATAGTCTCTAAAGGTTTGCAGGTTTGTGATAATTCTTCAGGTAAAGCAGGAAACTGTTGTTTTACAGGAACAACTGTGCTACATGCTGACAAAAATATTACTGATAATAGTAGTAGTTTTTTCATTTCTTTGGCGCCAATATTATTGGTGGTGTAGCTAATTTATTATGTAAATCAACTGGAACTAGAATACTAGTATCATTTTTTGCCGCTGCATTATGTGATTTTATTACTTCTTCTGGGATAGGACAAGTATTATCATATTTGACAATTTCTCGGTCAATATATTGTACTATATCATCACCCTTTTCTTTAATTATTTGTTTTTTTGTAAGAATCTTAGTAACAACTTCGGTAGTTACCTTTTCTGATTTAACTTCTGCCCCGGCAATTTTTACTTCTAGTTCTGCTACTTTTGATTTCCAAACAGCTTGTTCAGCTAATCCACCCTCTAAATATATTCCAAAACTTAATACTAGAATACTGATAACTTGAATAGCAAATTGATAGGGTTTTATACCGGGAATAAAACCCAATAAAAATCCTATGATAGTTCCGGCTACCCCTAGAAAAAAGATGATATGAGTTATAAAATCGGGAAGATATGATAAGATCCACATCATCTATTTAGTTCTAAATTGATTTAGTTCTGGGTTAATGTCCGACAATTTTTCATTTCTGTTTTTATCAAAAATATCAGAAAATTCAAAATAATTAAGTAAATTTTCTTGGTAGTTTACTTCAGTAAAACATTTAGTTTTTATAGTTTCTAATTGCTTGTGAAACACCGGCGATTGATATTTGCAAGAATTATTAATCCATTCTTGTATTTTTTCCCAACATTTAATTTTGTATTCTAATGGCAAATACATTAAATCTAAATATGGCGGATCCATCAAAATTGTAGGTGAAATTTTTACTATAGATTTTTCATATTTTCTATTAATAGTTTCTGCAAATTCAAACAGTTCAGTAATATATTCTAAATTTGTTTTTTGTATAACAGGAGTTAAAAAGACAAATAAATTAGGCAATTGCATATCTATTACTTTAATCAGATTATTTGAAACTTGTTTCCAGCTGCTGGGATATCTTAGATACTCTTGCATTTCATTAACTCCGTCAATACTTGCAAGGATATCAACCTTTTTAAAATGCTTAAAGAATGCATAAAAATCTTTTTTGGTATTAGTCATATTTGAATTTAATACTAATACTACATGTTTACTATGCCCCGAATCAACCATGCTTTTTAAAATTTCATAATTTTTATCTATTAGTGTGGGCTCTCCTCCCACACAATAATATTGTCTTAATGTAGATAGATTATCGTTAATGTTTTTATCAAAAATATCAGTGTTGTACCATTCATTAAGTGATTCTTTAATTATTCCATGAAATTTTGAAATAGCAGGTTGAGTTTCTTGCAGTTCTTTTACTTCTTCATTAAACTGGCTACTTGCGCCTGAATAACAACTTCTACATGCTAAATTACATAAATTTCCAAAACGCAAATCAAAATATTGAACGGTGTTTTCTATTTCATTTTTATTATTTAATGATTTTTTATACTTTTGAAAGAAGTCAGGATCACTTTTCCATGATGTGTTATAATTTTGCCTATGGCTCCTGCCGTTGTTATTTTCAGCATCGTAGCATTTATAACAACCTTCAATAGATTTTCCATCTATCATGTCCTGTCTAATTTTTTTATAACTATCAGAATTTATAATATCTTCAAGTTTGTCGTAGCCTAAATTAAATTTAGTACCATCGTTTTTTTTAATAAAATCATCCGATACACAACACAATCTTGCTGAACCATCGGTATGTGATGATACATTAATCCAAGGCATCACACAAAAACTTTTATTTGATTCATCCATAATATAATATTATTTTATTAGAATTTATTCAAAAATTCTTGTAACAAGAACCAATCTAAGTAAGCAGGTATACCCTGCTCAATATCAACCGAGGGGCGCCAATCAGTCATACTGACCATTCTACTACTATCCAATGTATCACGATTTGGATAAAATATATCATGTGGTTCTATAACTATTTTGCTTGGAATACGACCATTTATTAATTCAGCTGCCTCAATAATTTTACGACCATTGTTGCGGGTACAATTAAAGATTTGATTTGCAGCGTTTGGATGTATTGCTGCCTGAGTAAACGCACCAGCAACATCAGTTACATAACTAAAATCTAGTTTATTATCTGGACCATTGACAATCATTTTACCTGTCTTCAATGCGGATACAGTCATTTTACTTATGACACGCACCACCATGTCTCGGGTACCGTATAAAGCACTAGGACGCAATAATACATATTCTAATCCATGTTCATGATGCCAAATTTTGCACATACGTTCACATTGTAACTTATAGCTACCGTAAAGCGTCAGTGGATTACACACTGCATCTTCATTTGGGGCTCCATTGAATGCATCAAAGTCTCCATATACCATACTGCTACTTGCTAGTACAAAACGTTTGACATTATACTTAACACATAAATCTAGTGCAATGGCAGTAGCTGCAACCATATTAGTGGTAGCATCTACAACATTTTTCTTAACCATTTTAGCATTGGGATATGTAGCAAGATCAATTACTACATCTGGTCTAGATATATCAAATACCGTATTCATAAATGCAGTATCGCAAACGTCACCTTGATGATGTTCATGTACACCCATATAACTAATACGTTGTTGCATCACTGGATCATATTCCCAATTTTGATATTCACCATATTGGTGGTGTATATCAATTGTTATAATATGGTGACCTAGTTCTGTCATTTGACGAGCAACATGATGACCAATAAATCCGTGCCCTCCTAAAATTAATACTTTCATTTTAATTCCTCTACTATTCTTTCTACTTCTAAATCTGTTAATGTATGCTGATTAGGCACAGTAAAACTTATAGATTTTAATCTATCACTTACTGGAAAAGAATTTCCTGTAGTGTAGATAGATTCATCATTTATAGTCTTGCGATAATGAACAATAGCACCAATCTCTTTGTTATTTAATTCTTGTACAACTTGGTCACGATTATCACTTTGAAATACTAATTTATGATATGTGTTTTTTATCAAAGGATCGTTGGCAGATTTAAATTTACAATTAGATATTACATATTCACTAATCTTAGTTCTGCGATCTTGCCATTGAGCAGAATACTTAAGTCCAACTAGTACCGCAGCTACTTCCATGGTTGACATTATACTGTTTAATCCAGCACCAACTGAAATATCATCATTGCGTATCTTTCCATGTATACGTAATAATCTGCATAAATTAGCTATATCTTTATTATCTGTTAACAATGCTCCGCCCGAACCCCAACTAGAAATAGTCTTACTGGGGCTAAAACTCACACAACTTACTAAACCATTACTTGCACTATAACTAATTCCATTATGACTTTCTAAACTTTGTGCTGCATCATTGACAACTGGAATATTCAATTGATTTAATTTATTCCAATTACTCATATTACCAAAAATATCAATTGGCATAACTGCATCTACATTATTAATTTTATCAACATCGATTGTATAATTTTCTGTTACATCTACTGGTACTACTTGATAACCTGCACGAACTACCGCATGTGCAGTAGCCGTAAATGTATAATTACCCACAGCCACTTTAGCATTTTTAGGTAACTTCAATGCTTGTAACGCAAGGTCTAATGCGTCGGTGCAACTACCTGTAACTACACAGTATTTTCTATTAAATCTTTTACACAGTTCGGTTTCTAATAACAACGCAGGTTCACCGTTTTGAGCAATGCCCGATTTATGATAATGATCCGTTAACGAAAATACTTCATCACGAACCTGAGACCAAACTCTATCAGTTTGAAAAAGTGTAATCTTAGCTGACATATTTGTATAATAGTGTGAATGCCTCAGCATCTTTATTACCGGATTTATCTCCGTATACTTTTGAAAGATTTTTAATTTGATTTAATTTATCATTAGTGATATAGCTACTATAACATTGTAGTAGGCTTTTTTTAAATTCCCAATCTATTCCAATGTATATATTAGATGAATTTGTTTTATGTTGATATGAGTAAGGCCAACTAGTCATGGTCCAAACTTCTTTGGCACGTTTTTGTAGTAACGGCCATACTAGTTTATATGTAGTTTTGTGGTCCTGATGATAATCTTCGGGATTAGGTATTATGGCAAGGTCACAACTATCAATTAGTTTACTTAACTCAGTCATGGTATTATTATCACATACTAGATTTGGTCTACCATTATTATGTAAATTTGTGTTAAAAACTCTAAGTTCAAATTTAGATAATGCATAACTATTAGATAGTTCTTGGTTAACTATAACCTGACTACGATTTACATTTACTTCTGCACTAGGTTTAACAGTTAAAACAGAAATAATTTCTGCCCCGGCATCTTGAAACTTTTTTAGTGTTCCAGAACAAGCAATTTCTAAATCATCTGGATGTGGTGATATTGTTATAATTTTCATACAATTTATTTTTCCAAAAATCACTATTTTTCAACCACTCGTAATACTTTTGAAACCCTTCTTCTACATCAACCTTAGGATCATATCCAAAATCTCTACGTGCAGCATCTATATTCAACGAACCTCTGCTAGGAAAGTCTATATCCTTGTCACGCACTTCAATAGTGCCTTTACCCACAAGACTTACTGCTAAATTAGCTGCTCCTAACAAACTACGACTATGGCTCTTTGTGATGTTATATATTTTATTGTCTGTGTTGTCGCTTAATGCGGCTGCAACAATACCATCTGCGGCGTCATCAACATACGTAAAGTCAAGCGTTTCACTTGCACCATTGACTTTGAGTACTTCACCTCGCATTGCAGTAAGTAAGAATTTACTAATAACTCTATCTTCTACATCTAGTGGACCGTATACCGCACTTGGACGAATGATAGTATGAACAAGATTAGTTTTGCGAGAGTAATCACGTACTAGCCATTCACCTGCTAGTTTCATAATGCCATACTGTCCAATTGGTTTACAAACAGTATCTTCTTTTACATCATCAGTAAAATCGCCATATACCATTGAACTACTTAGATAGATAAATTTTCTTACTTCATACTTGTTACTTGCTTCTAGTAAGTTAAGTAATCCTTCACTCATTGTACGACTACCTAATGCTGGATTCGCATTGACTACTTTCTGTCTGGGGAAACTAGCTAAGTGAATAACAATCTCTGGCTGTTCTATATTGAAAATATTATCCATTTCATTAGCATCTGAAATGTCTTTATTGTATATAAAACTTAATGTGTCAGTAAAGTTACGTGACATAAATTTCTTTTCTCGCTCAGCCATCAGATAGTCAATCTCAATTTGAGGAATGATACCGTAATTAGTTTTATTATCAATTATTGATGTAGTGTGTCCTTGTTCTGATAAACGTTTTACTACATTATGTCCTATAAGGCCCAGACCGCCTGTTACTAATATATTCATTTGTACTTTAAACTCCAAAATACGTAATCTTTTGATTTTAAAAAAGCATGTACTGTATATGAATATCCATATATCATTGGGTCAACATACCTTTTCCAAATGGGAGCAGGATTACTATTTTTCATAATCCATTGTCCTTCTTCTGTTTGTTGCCAATCAAATATTGGCGCAGCAACATACAAATCAGGATCTTCTACATCACCCACTCGAAGATGTTTTACTACGCATTCAATTGTATCTGGTTCTAGTGTTATCATTGATATATACTTATATATTTTTTATAATATTCTTTTACCCTACTATCCAATGTTTTTTCTTCAATATCATACCAATTTAATAATTTGTATATTTCATTGAAAAAATCTGTTTCATTAAACATGGTTCCTATATCAAAATAATAATTAAGATCAATATAATCTATTGAATATTTTAATGTACTATGATGTGTGTTTTCATAAAATCCAGTTTTTAAAATTTTTGATTTTTTGTTTACTTCATGATCATTTATTAATTTAATTACTCTAGCATCGGGAAAAATTGACTTTCCAAAAATAAGATTATAAGGACCATGTGCAGCAATAAATGTATTACCATTCATTTCTAATATTTCAGTAACTAATGGATTTAATATTTTTTTTGCGTAATCATCTCTTTTTTTAAAAGTATCAAACATTTTTAAAGGTTTATCTAAATTAAAATTATAAAAACCCTCACATCCCAATTCATACTTATCCCATTTTTTTAATTCAGTAATTTCGTCTGGAACTGAACTCATTATAATTTTATGCTTTATATCAATATCAAAATGATCCTTGACCGTATATGCACCACCGTGACTACTGGTTGAAATTTTTGGTATAAAATTTTTATTATAACACAATATATTAGCTAAAAAATTCCCACAGCTATAAGATCGATAAAATAAAATTGTTACATTTTTAGTATTGGGTATTATCATTACACTGCCATATCTGCTTTAATAGCAGTATAGCACTTGTATTCGACTAACTCAATATCTTCGGGTATGAAATCATCTATGTTTTTTATAGTATGATTTATTTTCAATATGGGCAATGATAATGGATCACGGCTTAATTGTTCTTTAACTTGCTCAACGTGATTAGTATAGATATGTGTATCACCTGTACTGATAACTAATTCACCAACACTTAAATCGCATACTTGTGCTATTAGATGAGTGAGTAACGCATAGCTAGCAATGTTAAAAGGTAAACCCAAGAAAACATCAACACTACGCTGATACATATGGCAAGATAGTTCACGATTCTTGTTGACATAGAATTGGCACAATACATGACATGGAGGTAATGCCATTTGATCTAACTCACCTGGATTCCAAGCTGTGAGCACATGTCTACGACCATTGGGGTCTTTCTTTAGTCCTTCAATTAGATTAGCTAGTTGGTCGATATACACCGGCATTGATTCACTAGAATTAATCCATTTTACAGTGTTTGTATTCCACTGTCTCCATTGTACTCCGTATATACGACCTAGATCACCCTCAAACTTTGCTTTGTGTTTCCAATAACTGGCTAATGCGTTAGGTGTCCAAATAGTAGCAACACCCTCACGTGTGCCATGCGTAAGTTCTGCTAATCTGCGTTCATCTCTACTACCTTCAATGAACCAAAGTAGTTCACCTACACACGCTTTCCAAGCAAGTTTTTTAGTTGTGACGGCTGGAAAACCCCTACGCAAATCAAAGCGAAGATGACGTCCAAACACACTAATAGTCCCAGTGCCAGTTCTATCATCTTTTATTTCTCCGTTTTCTAGAATATCTTGTAATAATTCTAAGTATTGTTTCATAGTCTATTCAATAATTTATCTGTTTCAGGTTGTACAGTATCAGCAATACTTTGCACGTTAAGAATAAACTCAACTCCAACGACTGATTCATCTAATTCTTGCAATTTTCTACTGACAATATCCTCTATCTGCTCTGGGTCTAATCCTTGTGTTAAAAACTTTTCAATGTTTATAGTATGTTGTTTTTTACCCTGTAATTTGACTACTAATTTCTTAATAAACTCTACGGGTATTTTATTTTTCTCAACATCTTCAAGGATATGTTCCCACTTTTCGATGAAGTCTGGGCTCATTATGCACTAACTTTTGCTCTTGGTTTCTTTACCTTAGTAGCTTCTGCAACTGGTGCAGCTTCTACAACTGCCTTTTTACTTGCTCGTGGCTTCTTCTCCATTACAGGAGGATCCATTGCTGCTGCTTGCTTTAATAGGTCTTGACTTTCAGCCATCAATCCTTTAGCTTCTGCTGCCATTCTAGCTGCTTGTTGACGCAAGTTATTTGCTATTGCACTATCACCCAATGCATCACTGCTACTTGCTATCAATGGTGTTGTTTGAACCTTTGCATCACGGGTTTTTTGTTCACGCATTCTACGTGCTACTTCACCTGGCGTTTGCATACCACGACTTTGATCAATATCAGCCATGCGTTTAACCGCTGCTTCTCCCTGCTTCATCTCAGTCAAAATTTTATTGAGTTCATTCAATTTGATTTTAGTTTGACTATTGGGCGTGACAACAATATTCTCGGTGTTTACTTTCTTTAGTAAACCTTCACGATGCAATGTTTGTAATATTGGATTACCATCTAAACCCAAGGTACGGTTTAATGCATCACTTAATGATTCAGCATGTTGCCCAATATCACTTTCAATACAACGTATCAACGGATCGTGAATGTGTTGATTTAATGTCTCTGTATATGTTACAAGACACATGTGAGGTTCACCTGGAACTTCACGAAAAATGATAGCAACCTTACGATCACCTTGTTTACCGACATGTTTTAAAAAACTCATAATATTCTCCTAGAGTACATAGATATTTAATATCTGTTATACTCAATGAAATATTTTCTATGAGTGATCTTTGGTCAGTGAATCAAGCAATTTATATTGTTCATATGCTTGTACAACCGCAGGTGTTGTGTTACGATTCTTTGGTGATACTTCTACCCAAACATCATCTTTCAAATCAGGATGTATAAATTGACTACCCAAAAGTGCAAAATTTCTTGGCTGATGAATCTTGCCGCTTTTATACAATCTACTAGCAAGTTCTTCTACTTCATTCCATGGCTTGACTGCAAGATCATACTCTTCTGGACGATGTGAAGACCAATTACCTTCCTCATAATATTGTTTTACAATAGTAAGGAAACTTTCATAGTCCTTAGTTTGTGTCCTGGTGATAAGCAATAGTACGTCATCCTCGGACACTTCGTCCATAAGGAGACTACGCAAACATCTACCCAAACTTGTTCCAATATACATCATACAATCACCTGTGTTTTCTTTAATACTCTATCACTATACAATTCATGCCCTACATTACGAATAGCATCAACCATTACTTGTGGACTATCTTCAAATGTTTCTCTAATATCTTGTTCAGATAGTTCTGAATCAAAGGCATAGATTTCATAATGTCGTTGACTATTTGTTCTAGCCCTAAGTATCATCATCTCTAATGGAACATGTGCTGGCTTGAGTGTTTTATCTTGATCCTTTAGGATACGAAAGATATTTTCCTTTTCCCAATCTTCATGTTCTTTTTCAATTCGTGTAACATTGATCAAGGCTTCAAGCCCAGTCATGTCCCACATTGCAATGAATCTAATTGTTTTCTTTTTTGATGAGCGCATATACCATCTTTGCTTGATCTAAAATATCTGCTAATGTTTTGTTTGTTTTTGCTTCACGGCGAATGTTGCCCCACAATTGGTCTTCACGTATTTGACTAATCAATGATGTATTTTCTTTAATCAAGGTACGGTCAGAGGAACCTATCTTACGTTCGTAGATTGTCTCACCGCCATCTGGACTTTCATATACTTTATGATTTTGGAAGTTCATCGTCAGTATTAATAAAAAAAGTGTAGCACTTAATGATGATTAACATCACCACTAGTGCTACACCACCTAAGACAATTAATGCTTCAAAAGTCATTTAAGCCTCATCATACAATGCGTATGTACCAAACGGGGGATTCGGGTTCTTGTCACCATGAATGATCCATGTAGTATCACAGTAGTCAGGGTCGCCCCATGAACCATTGGGATATCCATCAGTAAACACAATCAGTCGCTTAGGATCAATTGCATTTTCTTTCAAGTATGTGAAGATACAATCAAAGTCAGTACCACCGCCACCTTGCGGCTCATATTCTTCAATACTGTCCATGTTCTCACTATGAAAGTCTTGCGGGTTATATGTATCAGTATCAAAACAGAATACATGAACCTTGTAACCATCAAACGAATCCATCATGCCACCAATCTCACCCAAGAATGCTTGTGCTTGCTTGTTGCTGATACTACCACTCATATCAAGTGATACAACCACATCAATTTCTTCTCCGGGAGTCATGCCGGGCATGATAGCATCCATGTGCCAGCCTCTACGTGAGGGACGCATCCAAGTATAGTCAGTACGAATACTGCTAGTCAAGTTAGTTTGAATCAGTTCACGCCAAGGCATAACTGGGTCAGTATGTTGCTTGATTAGTCGTTCAACACCCGCGGGCAACTGCCCAGCTTCTGCACTTTGTGCGGCACTGATAATTGCTTGCTTCATTTCTTGACGGGCACGTTCACGCTCCTCATCAGTCATCTTGGGACGACCTTTGCCTTCACTTTCAGGACCTTCACCGTCACCTGCACTATCACCATCACTATCCATGTGATCGTCAAGCATTTGATCAATCAAGTCATCCAAGTTAATCTTCTGCACATTCTGCATCAAGTCATCATAGATTTCCTCAGCGGGCTTGCCGTCATATTTCTTTTCATACAAGCACGGGACACTTGTAATAAACTGACCAACATTGTGCCGCTTCAAGTCAGCATTAACTGCATAGTCATCAGCGATATTCCACATTTGCGGATCACGATTACCACGACGGTCCATGTGTTCGTACACAACGTGAAGTACCTCATGTCCAACTAGAAACTCTACTTCTTTGGGTTTCAATAGCATAATGAAGCGGCTATTGTAATAGAATTTCAATCCATCAGTAGCAGCAGTACCGCACCACTCGTCAGCATTAGTCAACTTGAGGCGTGTAGCAAGATTGCCAAAGAATGAATGACGCAATAGCAAACCCACACGTGCCGAAATCAATCGTTCGCGGGCTTGCATATCAATCTTAGGATCAGTAGGTCCAAGAAGATTTTCGTATTTCTTGCTACGTGTTTTCTTTTTTGTTGGGGCAATTACGCTACTCATATACAATCCTTTATCTAAAATATGCTATATTATAGCACAACATCTATTTAAGTGCAAGTAAAAAGAGTGAGAATGTTCACACCATTCTCACCCGTAAACTTTAATTACCTGCGTCTACAATGTACTTGCCGTACTTTTTGTGAAATTCATCAAAGTGTTTTAGTTGACTAGGCTCAATTGGCAACTTGTAAGTCTTAAGCGCAATCTTAGCACCCATCACAACCAACTCTGTTTCAAAGTTAGCCATGATGTATGTGAAGAAGTTGTCAGCCATTTCGTGAAACTTTTTGTTGTTTACTTTTTGTACTTCCAATGCATCCTTCAATTCATAGCACATTGAAATTGTCAGTGAATACATTGCTGAAATTTCTTTCACAGACAATGTAGTTACTTTGCCAGAAAGAATATCTGCTGGGTCGGGCATCTTACCTGATGTTTTACGATGGGCTGCAAACTTAACTGCAAGACCTTCACCAACACTGCCTGCAATCAGATTGAACAATGTATCAATATCAGTATCTGCCTCGTCATCAAGCAAGTCACTAACAAAGCACCATGTACGGGGTGTAGCGAATGCACGGCTTGAAGATTTGCTATCAAAATCATACAAGTCTTGTTTAGCGAAACTCAAGTAACCAACCACGTCCTTGTGAATGCCTTTGTTAACTGCCCAGTTTTGCCATGCAGTAAAGTCAGGACGCATTTCCAAGTGCAAGAAACGATTAGCTAGGGGCATTGGCATACGATAAGTAACACCCTTATCAGATTCACGATTACCTGCTGCTACGATAACAACATTGTCAGGCAATACATACTTACCTACACGGCGATTAAGAATCAATTGATAGCCAGCAGCCTGTACTGCGGGTGATGCACTATTCATTTCATCTAAGAAAAGAACAACGATAGGGTATTGACTTGCAAGTTCCTCGTCAGGCAAGTCTACGGGAGACGCCCAATCCATCTTATTGAGGTCCTTGTTGAAGTATGGAATACCACGAATGTCTGTAGGCTCCATCTGTGCCATACGCAAGTCAATCATATGACCGCCTAGTTCACTAGTAACATCTGCTACAACTTCTGATTTACCGATACCGGGAGGGCCCCAGAGAAAGAGTGGGCGCTTAGATTTAAAT